CTAGCTACTAAAAATAAAAAAGGTAGTTGGGAGTATGGGTATGATGAGAAATATGACATGATTGTTATATCTAAGAATGGATCTATAGGTGAAATTTACAATGTAAACGGATTATTCATAGCTCTTCCAGAGGTACCTGACAATATATACTATAGAGATAAGAAGAAAGAACTTCAATACTGGCAACCGTTTGAATATCCTAAAGAGTTAGATAAAATAAAATCTATATTTCATTGGCATACTACTCCTAGTGAGTTTAAAGCTAAATGGGTTGATTATATAGAGACCGAATTTGATAGAAGGGAGAACGGATTCTTTTTCATGAACAATGGGGTAGAAACCTATATGACCGGATCTCATTATATGTACTGCCAATGGACAAAAATTGACGTAGGTCTACCTGATTTTAGAGAGGCTAACAGAATATTTTTTATTTATTGGGAGGCATGCAAGGCTGATCCTAGATGTTTTGGTATGGTATACCTTAAAATTAGACGTTCTGGTTTTTCTTTTATGGCCTCATCAGAAGCTGTAAATATAGGAACACTTGCAAAAGACGCTAGAATTGGAATTCAATCTAAGACAGGAGGAGATGCTAAGACGATGTTTACTAATAAAGTAGTTCCTATATCAAGTAACCTTCCGTTCTTTTTTAAACCTATCATGGACGGTATGGATAAACCTAAAACAGAATTAGCTTTTAGAGTTCCTGCATCTAAGATTACAAAAAAGAATATGTATGATGAGAGTGATGTTGAGCTTGAAGGACTTGATACATCAATTGACTGGAAGAACACGGCAGATAATAGTTATGATGGGGAGAAACTTATATATCTTGTTGAGGATGAGTCTGGTAAGTTAGAAGCTCCAAACAATATACTAAATGGATGGCGAGTTAGAAAAACTTGTCTACGTTTAGGTAGTAGAATTATTGGTAAATGTATGATGGGATCCACACCTAATGCATTAGCAAAGGGAGGTTCTAATTTCAAAAAACTATATGAGGACTCAAATATAAAAACACGTAACGAGAACGGACAGACAAAGTCTGGTATGTACTCTTTATACATCCCTATGGAATGGAATTTTGAAGGTTATATCGATAGATACGGTATGCCTGTATTTAGAAGGCCATCATCACCTGTAATAGGAATAGATAATAGACTCATAACAAATGGGGCTATAGATTATTGGGAGAATGAAGTTGCTTCTTTAAAAAACGACGCGGACGCTCTTAATGAATTTTATAGACAATTTTCTAGAACTGAGTCTCATGCTTTCAGAGATGAAAGTAAAGCTTCGTTATTTAATTTAACAAAAATTTATCAGCAAATAGATTATAATGACTCTTTAATTAGAGATCAAATATTAACTAGAGGATCATTTCACTGGAAGAACGGTGAAAAGGATACACAAGTAGTGTGGACTCCAGATCCAAGAGGTAGGTTTTTAGTATCCTGGATTCCTAATTCAGCAATGCAAAATCAAGTAATCTACAAGAACGGAAATAAGTATCCTGGTAATGAGCACATTGGAGCATTTGGCTGTGACCCTTATGATATTTCAGGAACAGTAGGTGGTGGAGGATCTAATGGATCACTTCACGGTCTTACCAAGTTTAATATGGATAATGCCCCTAGCAATCATTTTTTTCTTGAATATATAGCCCGTCCTCAAACTGCTGAAATATTTTTTGAAGAAGTGCTTATGGCTTGTGTATTTTACGGAATGCCTATTCTTGTTGAAAATAATAAACCGAGACTTTTATATCACTTTAAAAATAGAGGATATAGAGGATTTTCAATGAATAGGCCAGATAAACACTTTACTAATTTGTCTAAAACAGAAAGAGAATTAGGCGGGATACCTAACTCGTCTGAGGATGTAAAACAATCTCACGCTGCTGCTATTCAATCTTATATAGAAAAGTATGTAGGAATGGATACTGAAGGAACTTATAGAGATTCTGACGAAATGGGAGATATGTATTTTACAAGGACAATTGAAGAGTGGGCTAAATTTGACATAAATAATAGAACTAAATTTGATGCCGCAATTAGTTCTGGGCTAGCTATTATGGCTAATCAGAAGAACATATATTTAGCGGCAAAGAAAGAGTCGAAAATAAGTATTAAATTTGCAAAGTACAACAACTCTGGTACATATAGCGAAATAATAAGGTAAATGAAAGAAGTAGTAATTAAAATAGATCCTGTTGGATTTCCTAATCAATTTGCATCCGATAAAGAAAAAGAATCTTTTAGTTATGGATTACAGATAGGGCAAGGTATACAATACGAATGGTTCCGTAAGGATAAAGGTAATTGTAGATTTTATAACCAATGGGGTAATTTTCACAAGTTAAGACTGTATGCTAGAGGTGAGCAATCAGTAGCTAAATACAAGAATGAATTAGCTGTTGATGGAGATCTTTCTCACTTAAATCTAGATTGGACTCCAGTTCCTATTATACCTAAGTTTGTTGACATTGTAGTTAATGGAATGAACGATAGATTATTTAAAGTAAAGGCATACTCTCAAGATGCTATGTCTGCTGAAAAAAGATCTAAGTTTCAAGACATGGTGCATGCAGATATGGTATCTAAAGACCTACTGCATCAAGTAAAAAATCAATTTGGAGTTGATGCTTTTGATGTTGATCCAGAAGACCTTCCTGCTAATGACGAAGAGTTAAACTTATATATGCAGCTTAACTATAAGCCAGCTATTGAGATCGCAGAAGAAGAGGCTATTAATACTGTTTTAGAAGAAAACAGATATAATGAGATAAGAAAAAGAGTTGATTACGATATTGCTACTTTAGGAATTGGTGTAGCCAAACATATGTTTTTACCTGGATTTGGAGTAAAAATAGATTATGTTGATCCAGCAAATATGGTTTATAGCTATACTGAGGATCCGTATTTTAGAGATTGCTTCTATTGGGGAGAGATAAAGACGGTATCGATGACTGAGCTTTTAAAAATTGACCCTACGCTAACTAACGATCAATTACAAGAAATTTCTAAGCATAGTCAATCTTGGTATAATTATTATAATTCTACTCAGTTTTATAATAACAGCTTATTTAATAAAGACACCGTAACATTGTTATATTACAATTATAAGACCACAAAAAGAATGGTCTATAAGAAAAAGATAATGGATGACGGTAGCTTTAAAATTATAGAAAAAGACGACACGTTCAATCCTCCTCAAGAAATGATGGACGAAGGACGTTTTGAAAAAATAGAAAAAGTTATTGATGTTTGGTACGATGGTATCATGGTTATGGGAAGTAATATCATTTTAAAGTGGGAACTTTCTAAGAACATGGTTAGACCTAAATCAGCATCTCAATATGCTATTCCTAATTATGTAGCTACAGCTCCTAGAATGTATAAAGGAGCAATAGAATCTCTTGTAAAAAGAATGATTCCTTTTGCAGATCTTATTCAAATTACCCACTTAAAACTACAACAAGTAATTGCCAGAGTAGTTCCTGATGGTGTATTTATTGATGCCGATGGACTTAGTGAAGTTGACTTAGGAAATGGAGCGGCATACAATCCAGAGGACGCTCTTAGACTATACTTTCAAACAGGTAGTGTTATCGGTAGAAGTTATACTGGTGATGGAGAGTTTAATAACGCAAGAGTTCCAATTCAAGAACTTAATTCAAATAGTGGGCAAGCTAAAATACAGAGCTTAGTAGGAAGTTACAACCACTATATGAGTATGATTAGAGATGTCACTGGACTTAATGAAGCTAGAGATGGTTCTATGCCAGATCCAAATTCATTAGTTGGTGTTCAAAAACTAGCGGCTTTAAATTCAAATACAGCTACAAGACACATTCTTGAATCAAGTTTATACATGACCAAATCAATGTCTGAAGCTATATCTTATAGAATAGCTGATATACTTGAATTCTCTAGTTTTAAAGATCAATTTATATCTCAGATTGGTAGATACAATGTAGGTATATTAGATGAAATAAAAGATCTGTATATTTATGACTTTGGAATATTTATAGAGGTTGCTCCTGATGAAGAGGAAAAAGCTCAATTAGAGCAAAACATAAGTGTTGCTTTAAATAGAGATTCTATTTATCTTGAGGATGCTATTGATATTAGAGAAATGAAAAATCTTAAGTTAGCCAATCAATTACTTAAACTTAAGAGAAAGAAAAAAGAAGAGCAAATTCAAAAAGCAGAGCAGCAGAAACAACAGATGCAGGGACAAATTCAAATGCAGTCTCAGCAAATGGCAGCTCAAACAGCTATGCAAAATATACAAGCGGAAACTCAATCAAAAATGCAAATTAAGCAGGCTGAATCTGCTTACGATATTGAGAAGATGAAAAGTGAAGCTCAATTAAAAATGGAGTTAATGCAGATGGAATTTCAACTTCAAATGCAATTAAAAGGTGTAGAAGCTGATACAACTAAAACAAAAGAACAATTAAAAGAGGAGGCTAAAGATAAACGTATAAGTCTACAAAACACACAGCAGTCTAAACTAATAGATCAACGTAAAAATAATCTTCCTCCAATGAATTTTGAGAGTACAAACGATAACATGTCTGAGTTTGATTTTAGTGAATTTGAGCCTAGGTAATAAAGTATTATATTTATAAATAAAATATAATTATGATAGGTATATATAAAATAACGTCACCAACTAATAAAGTATATATAGGTCAAAGTGTTGAAATAGAAAATAGAATTAAAAAATATGCTAGTTGTAATTGTAAATTACAGGTTAGACTATATAGTTCTATTAAAAAATACGGGTGGAAAAATCATGTTTTTGAAATAATAGAAGAATGCGATA